AACGCTACGATTGCAGTCCCCGGCAGTGTTACGGCTATTCCTAGCGCGTCCACTATTGTGTTCACCCAGTTTCCTGAAGTTTTGGTTAAGTTTAACCAAGCACTGCATGGTTACTACTCTGCCACTGGCGCATAAGGAGCATAAATAATGGCTATTTCACGCGCACAACTACTGAAAGAACTTCTTCCCGGACTGAATGCTTTGTTTGGTTTGGAATATGCTCGCTACGGTGAGGAACATAAAGAAATTTATGAAACCGAATCTTCAGAGCGTTCTTTTGAAGAAGAGACTAAGCTGTCTGGTTTCTCTGCTGCACCTGTTAAGAACGAGGGCTCTGCCATCGCTTATGACAATGCACAGGAAGCATGGACTGCTCGCTACAACCACGAAACCATCGCCCTGGGTTTCTCACTGACCGAAGAGGCCATTGAGGATAACTTGTACGACAGCTTGTCTGCTCGCTACACCAAAGGCCTGGCCCGTGCTATGTCGTATACCAAGCAGGTCAAAGCTGCTGCTGTTTTGAATAACGGTTTTTCTGCCGCGTATACCGGCGGTGATGGCGTTGCTCTTTTCAGCACTGCTCACCCGTTGGTTAATGGTGGCACCAACAGCAATCGCCCCTCTACAGCTGCTGACTTGAATGAAACTTCGTTGGAAAACGCTGTTATTCAGATCGCTGCTTGGACAGACGAGCGTGGCCTGTTGATTGCAGCCAAGCCTAAGAAGTTGATTGTTCCTCCATCATTGCAGTTCGTTGCTACCCGTTTGCTGGAAACCAGCTTGCGCGTCGGCACTACTGATAACGATGTGAATGCACTCAAGAACAATGGTTCGATTCCTGAAGGGTATACCCAAAACCACTTCTTGACCGATACCAATGGCTGGTACCTGACTACTGACGTACCCAACGGTATGAAGCACTTTGTCCGTACTCCGCTGGCTAACAGCATGGACGGCGACTTCGACACCGGCAACGTGCGTTACAAGTCCCGCGAGCGTTACAGCTTCGGCTGGTCCGATCCTCTGGGAATGTACGGCTCCCCTGGTTCGTCCTAATGAGAAGGGGGCCTTGTGCCCCCTTTTCTTTTGATGTATATTGAAGACATCCCGAGACTCATCGGTGTATCAAACAGGCTCGGCTGACCTCATGCAGATTGATACACTACAACGCATGTATAGGAGATCCTCATGGGATTCGCAACTCACCTTGGCCCTTGGTTGTTGGGTACTGTTAAAAACACAACTGGCACTACTGCTGGCACTATTCGTAACATGGGCGCAACTATTGTTGCCCAGACTTACACGGCCCCCACTTCTGTCATTCTGGCAACTCCTGTTGCACAGCAAATGTTTGTGCTCCCTGCTGGCGCTAAGATTCTTAACTTTGCACTTGAAGTTAACGTAGCCTTGACTGGCGCGACTAACTGCGGCGTTACTATCGGTAGCAGCGGTACGGCTAACCTGTACATGGCTTCGGTCAATACCGGCGCTACGGCGGTTCAAACTTCTCCAGCTACCATTGCAGCGGCTACTTCAGGTGTTTATGACAGCATTGGCACAACTGATGCAATCATTTACGGCACTTTTACCGCAGCTACTGCTGACGCTACTGCCGGTACAATTACTGTCACCGTTGAGTACATTGTCCGTGACTCAGACGGTTCAGCCAATCCTTCTTCTGTTTAATTGATCTTGGGGGCTTTGGCCCCCTTTTAAAAGGAGATTGATTATGATGCAAACAGACGTAAAAAGCGGCGCGGCAGCAGCCAATGCAACTACTACCATTTTTGCTGGCCCAGCCCGTATCAAGGGTATATCCATCAGCTATTCAACGGGCGCAACAGTTGTTCTGAATGATGGTACAGCCGGTACAGCTATGTTTTCTTTCACCGCGCCAGCGGCTGCGGGTTCTATCTATATGGTGTTCCCCGGAGAAGGCATTAAGTGCAGTACTAATATTTCTGCCGTGGTATCTGCGACAACAACCGCAGTAGTGTTCTATGGCTAAGAAAAAAGGCCCGGTTCTCTCGGTTGGTCGCGGTGAAAAATTACCAGCTTCCAAGGGGGCGGGACTGACTGCTAAAGGCCGTGCCAAGTACAACGCAGCAACAGGAAGCAACTTAAAGGCTCCACAGCCGGAGGGTGGCCCGCGCAAGAAATCGTTCTGTGCTCGTATGTCTGGTATGCCCGGCCCGATGAAAGATGAAAAAGGTAAGCCTACCCGTAAGGCGGCTTCTCTAGCAAGATGGAAATGTTAGGAGTAAAACATGGCATACACACCCAATCCAAATCGTGCAATCAAAGGGGGCAAGGCTATGGTGTCTGCCCAAGAGCTTGCTGATTTCAGAGAAAAGTTTGGTAAAAACCAAACATTACGCGACTTGTTGAATGCGGACAAAGGGTTGCAGCGCAAGTTAGAAATTCCAAATTCAATGCGTAATCTACCTGCAACTGAAAGCGAGATTAACCCGCCTATCAGCATTCCACGGTCGATGCGCAAGTTGCCTCAAAACGAACCTGACAAAAACATCCGCGACAAAACGGAAGGAATAATGAGCACACAAAACATTCCTTATTCTTCTGAAATGAAACGCGGCGGCGCAGTTAAAAAAATGGCTTCTGGCGGCTCCGCTTCTAAACGTGCTGATGGTTGTGCTGTCAAAGGCAAAACAAAAGGCAGGATGCGTTGATGGACCTGAACACAATCTGGTCAGCCGCACTGTCTCTCGTCATGGCAGCGGTGTGGTTCTTCATTCGTGAAAAGTTTGAAGAGCTGTCCCGTTTAAATATTTTGTTAAATAAAACACGCGAGGAGATTGCCCGTGATTACGCAACTAACGCAGAAGTGCAGAGAATTACTGACCACATTGACCAAAGGTTTAACCGCCTTGAAGCAAAAATTGACCAGCTTATTCAGGCGGGAAAGTAATGCCGAGCACAAGTAAGAAACAGCACAAGTTCATGGAAGCGGTGGCTCACAATCCAGCGTTTGCCAAGAAAGCAGGAGTCCCGCAATCTGTGGGCAAAGATTTTTCAAACGCCGATAAAGGCAAAACTTTTAAAAGAGGTGGCGAAATGGCAACAAAAATGGATCCTAAGATGATGGCAATGATGGCGGCTAAGAAACGTGGCGCTGGTAGAGGTGCAATGCCTCCTGCCCGTCCTGCAATGCCTCCTGCCGGTGGCATGAGCGGTGATATGAGCATGATGAAAAAAGGCGGAAAAGTTAAAAAGATGGCTGAAGGCGGTATGCCTATGGTAATGAAAGATGGACAAAAAGTTCCGGCTTTTGCCGCAGACGGTAAAGGCAAAATGGCTTCCGGCGGTATGGCTAAAAAGATGAACATGGGCGGTATGGCTTACGCTAAAGGCGGCGGCATTGAGTCAAAGGGTAAAACCAAAGGCAAGATGATTGTTATGAAGTCCGGCGGCGGCACCAAGAAATATTGTTAATTTGACTATAACAGTAGTTACAGTGGAGTAATCATGGGACGCTTTACAAGACATGGAATGGACGATCAACCGCTTGAGGGTGGCGGTCGTGGCGCAGGCGGCAAATCGGCAGGGAAGCCGCTTGATGCGGCGTTTTATATGCCAACAGGTGGCGCTGCCTTAGTAACTGCGGGCATGGCTGCACTGGGAGCCAAGAATGATGCCAAAAGAGAGCGTGAAGCCGCAGATGAGGTAAAGCGCGAGTCTCGCGGTAAAGGTTTGTCTGATAAAGAGCAGCAGATGGTTCAAGAAGTTGATGATGCCAAGATGCAGACCAAAAAAGACAAAGCCTACAAAGCTGCTGAAACTTATCCCGTAAACTTTGCAAAAGGTGGCACCGCCTCTGCTCGAGGTGATGGCATTGCCAAGCGCGGTAAAACTCGCGGAAAGATGTGTTGATATGGCAACCGCAAAACCCAATAGCAGCGTAGCTAAGTCTTTAAAAAAGGCTGGGTTTTATGGCGCGAGTAAACCTAAGCGGTTGGGTATTATCAACAAAGTTACAACTAAACCCCAGCGGATAGAAATGGTTGATAAATTGTTTTTGGCCAAGAAAACAGTCAAAGGAAAAAGCAAATGAGATCTTCACGCGGTATGGGTGACATAAACCCATCAAAAATGCCTAAAGGTAAGAAAACTGCCCGCAGGGATGACACTGACTTTACGCAATATGAAAAAGGTGGCTCAGTTGGTTTGTATGCCAATATTAACGCCAAGAAAAAACGTATCGCTAAAGGCTCTGGTGAGAAGATGCGTAAAGTTGGCAGCAAGGGTGCGCCTACAGCGCAAGCATTCATTAACTCAGCTAAAACTGCCAAAAAATGAGCACAACAGGTTCTACCGCATTTAACATGGACTTCACGGAGCTTGCTGAAGAAGCTTGGGAACGTGCTGGCCGCGAGATGCGCAGTGGCTACGACTTGCGTACAGCGCGTCGGTCAATGAACCTGATGACCATTGAGTGGGCAAATCGCGGGCTGAATATGTGGACTATTGAGCAAGGCATGTTCACCATGACGCCTGGTCTAAACACATACGCCCTGCCATCTGACACCATAGACCTGTTAGACCATGTTATTCGCACCGGTGCCAATGTGGCCTCTACCCAGGCTGACCTGAGCATTACCAGGATCAGCGTGTCAACCTATGCCACTATCCCAAATAAGCTGACCCAAGGGCGCCCTATTCAAGTGTGGATTCAGCGCTTATCTGGTGAAGTTAATCCTACCGACCTGGCCTTAAACGGCGCATTAACAGCTACTGATACAACAATTACGTTGGACTCTGTTGTTGGCTTGGCTGCCTCCGGCTACATCCGATTGGATACTGAAGACATTTACTACACCTACATTGATGGCAACTCTTTGGGTGGTGTATTCCGCGCGCAGAACAATACAACGGCAGCAACACACATAACCTTGACTGCTGTTTACGTTCCGCAGCTGCCCGCTGTAACTGTTTGGCCAACCCCAGATTCATCGCAGACTTACCAGTTTGTTTATTTCCGCTTGCGTCGGATTCAAGATGCAGGTAGCGGTATCCAGACCCAGGACATGAACTTCAGGTTCTTGCCGTGCATTGCTGCTGGCCTGGCCTACTACATAGCCATGAAACAACCAGAGCTGCAAGGCCGTATGGATATGCTCAAGGCGATCTACGACGAACAGTTCAACCTAGCAGCAGGCGAAGACCATGAGAAAGCTACCTTGCGCTTGGTGCCGCGCATGGCCTTTATTGGTGGCGGTGCTATTTAATGACAACGCCATACGCATCAGGTAAATACTCAATTGCTGAGTGTGATCGGTGCGGGCAGAGATATAAACTCAAACAGCTCAAAGTTGAAATCATCAAAACAAAGCTGTATCAGCTGAAGGTTTGCCAATCCTGTTGGGATCCTGACCAACCTCAGTTGCAGCTTGGTATGTATCCAATCAATGATCCACAGGCTATTTATCAGCCAAGACCGGATACCACTTATGTGGCAGCCGGTGTTAACTTGAGCGGATATCCAACCGGTGGATCGCGGGATATTCAATGGGGATGGGCGCCAGTTGGTGGTGCGCAGCAGTTTGATAGCGTTTTGACGCCAAACTACTTGGTGGCAACGGCAAGTGTTGGTACAGTCGCTATATCGGTAACATAGGAGTTAAAAATGGACAAGAAACAAGTGAAACGAATTGCTGATGTTGAAGCAAAAAAAATAGTGAAGGGTCACGAAGGCCGTATGCACAAAATGGCAAAAGGCGGTGTGACCACTGACCAAATGAAAGCTGTTGGGCGTAATATGGCCCGCGCTAAGAATCAAGGGAGCAAGTAATGGCCAAGTTCAGCGACAAGCGAATGGGTAAAGAAGTTGGTGATGCCCGCGTCTATGCAAAGCCCCATACCATGTCTGGTGGCGCTGCTAAGACAGATGTGCCAACAGAGAGTGGTGCGCAATTCATGACCCAAATGAACCCGTCAGTTGGCGGTATCAGCAAGGGAAATTGCCCAGCCACCAAAACCGACGGCATTAAGATGCGCGGCACTGGTGCGGCTACAAAGGGTGTGATGTCTAGAGGCCCAATGGGTTGAGGTTTGCATGACATACGACGAACTGGTCACTGCTGTTTCTGATTATTGCGAAAACACGTTTCTAAATACTCCGTCACAACCGGATATGGATACAATGATTCGGCAGGCGGAGCAGCGCATCTTTAACTCTGTCCAGGTATCGTATTTTAGGAAGAACATGGTCGGGGTTTTGGCAGCTGGCAATAAGTACTTGTCAACGCCTGAAGACTTCCTGTCGACCTTCTCAATTGCTGTTATTGAAAACTATGGCACCAACCAAGAAACGTACACGTTTTTGCTGAATAAGGACGTTAACTTCATTCGTGAAGCGTACCCTGGCCCAACTGATACCGGTCTTCCAAAACACTATGCTATCTTTGGCCCAACCACAACAGGCGGCACTCCTCCTGTTATTACAAATGAATTGACGCTCATTCTTGGCCCGACGCCCGATGCAACCTACAAGGTTGAGCTGCATTACTATTACTATCCAGAATCAATTGTAGATTCAACTACCGGTCACTCCTGGTTAGGCGATAACTTTGACATTGCGCTTTTCTCCGGCACCATGATGGAGGCAATCACTTATATGAAGGGTGAGCCTGACCTGGTTGCGCTGTACAAAACACGGTACGAAGAAGCAATGTTCCTGCTTAAGAACTTGGGTGATGGCAAACAACGTATGGATGCATACCGCGATGGCCAGGTTAGGAATCCCGTCATATGACAATTGTTCAAACTCAAACTACCAGCTTCAAAAAGGAGCTGTATCAAGGCATCCACGATCTGGACACAGACGTACTCAAGATCGCCTTATACACAGCCAACGCGGACTTAAACGCAGGCACGACGGCCTACAGCTCATCCAATGAAATCACGGGTACTGGATATACAGCTGGCGGCCAGCTTATTTCAAATGTAGTGATTAGTTCAGAAAATTACACGGCTTATGTAAGCTTTGATAATCCATACTGGAGCCCCGCCTCATTCACAACCAGGTGCGCGTTGATCTATAACGTCACAAAAGCAAACCGCTCAATTGCTGTTTTAGACTTTGGATCAGATAAGACTTGTACAGCTACATTTCTCATTACGATGCCAGCAAACACGGCAACAACAGCACTTATTAGGAGTTCAAATTGATCGTAACCACAACCAAAGGCGACATGGATGACTCTCTGCTTGAAAAGCGGGAAGGCGCAGTCGATAATGACAATGAACTAACCTCATGGGTTGAGTATTGGCTGGAGGGTGAGCTTGTTCACCGCTCTGCCCATGTGACCTTGAAGAAAATACCCGTCTTTGGCGGCGGCGAAACAGCATCAATCGGTTAAAGGAGAAATAAAGTGGCAAATACTCAATCAATGTGTACTTCTTTTATGAGCGAGCTTATGCTTGGTCAACACCAGCTCGGCACTTCAACCATTGTCTCCCGTGGCAGCTTGACCTCACCCACCACAGACACGCTTAAAGCGGCCTTGTTCCTTACATCGGCAACGATCAATGCGGCAACTACGGTTTACGCTGCTACTGGAGAAGTCTCTGGTACAGGTTATACCGCTGGCGGCGTAACGGTAACGAATGCAACGGCTCCAACTTCGACCAACACTTCAGCAACTGCTGGTGTGGCGTTTTTTACGCCCTCAGCTTCAATTGTTTATACAACGGTGACATTGACCACGGCGTTTGATACCGCGTTGCTGTACAACTTCACACAGTCTCTCAAGGCTATCAGTGTCCACACGTTTGGTTCACAGACCATTACGGCTGGTACTTTTACCTTGACAATGCCTGCAAATACAACATCAACCGCTTTATTGCGTTTGGCAACTACTTAAGGGCAGGTCATGTCTCTTGGCTGGGGCGACGGCACTTGGGGCGCAAACGGCTGGGGCGGCACTCTTGAGGCAACAGGGGATGAAGCAACAGGAACCGTAGGGACAGTCTTGCCTGATCGGATTGTTGCTCTGATCGGGGTTGTAACTGACGGGCTGGTTGAGACAATAACTAACGGTGGCGTGGTTGTTGAGCTAACGGGTGATGAGGCTTATGGCAATGCTGGATACGTTGATGTTCCATTGTCTCCGCTTACGGCAGATGGTTTTGTTGGAAGCGTATCAGCCGAAAGAACAGTTTCGTTAACTGGAGCGGCATCTTCTGGATCTGTTGGGAATGTTGGATTAGGCACAAGATCGGCGGCATTGACAGGGGTTCTAGGAACCGGCAGTGTTGGAACAGTAATCGCTGTATATTGGAAGTTAATTGATGACAGTCAAACCGCAAACTGGCAAAATATCAATAACTCTCAAACAGCAGCTTGGGAAGAAGTAATAACGTGAGGCTAAACAAATGACTACAGCATATACAACATTACTAGGGCTTGCCCAACCCGTTACCGGAGAGCTCTCTGGTACTTGGGGGTCAACGGTTAATGATTACATTACAACGTATCTTGACTCTGCTGTTGCTGGGGCGCAAACCATCAGTGGAACACAAACTGCGGTAACACTATCAGTTACAAATGGTTCAAGTTTGGTTTCGGCTGGTGCAGCGGCTACAGGTTCGGCTCAATACTCAATCATTAACTGCACAGGCACTCCAGCAAGTTTATTAACAATTACTGCACCTGCCGCAAGCAAAACGTATATTGTTATTAATGCCACTGCTCAGTCCGTCAAACTTGTTGGTGCTGGCCCAACTACTGGCGTAACGATGGTAACGGGTGAAAAGGCTTTATGTTCATGGAATGGTACTGATTTTGTAAAAGTTGCCACCAGCGTTGCTGATGGCGTAACAAGCGTGGCAATGACTGTTCCTAGTATTTTGAGCGTATCGGGTAGCCCGATAACATCCGCTGGAACATTGGCTTTAACGTATTCTGGTACAGCGTTGCCCGTTGCTAATGGCGGTACAGGTCTTACGGCAGGAACTTCTGGTGGTGTGCTGGCTTACACCGCCTCTGGGACATTGGCATCTTCAGCGGCGTTAACCCAGTATGGTGTTGTCTATGGCGGCGGCGCTGGAGCAGTTCCTGTGGCTACAGCAAACGGTACAACTGGGCAAGCATTTATTGCCACTACAAGTGGAGCGCCAAGCTGGGGTGTAGTTGGCGCTGTCGGTGGCGGTACTGGCGTAGCAAACAATGCGGCAATGACTGTTACTGGTTCTGGCAACTTTGCTTACACAAGAACTCTGACAGGCACAACAAACGTCACTTTTCCCACTACTGGAACATTGGCAACGCTTGCGGGTACAGAGACATTAACCAATAAGACGCTTACTAGCCCAACCATTACCAATCAACTAGCCACTACGATTCGTGAAACGATTACTGTTTCTGCTACCGCCTCGACTGGAACAATTAACTATGACGCATCTACGCAAGCAGTTCTGTATTACACAACTAACGCATCTGGTAACTTCACGCTGAACTTTAGGGGTACAAGTGGCATATCCTTGAATACGCTAATGAATACAGGCGAATCTTTGTCTTTGACATTCCTGTCTACACAAGGCACAACTGCCTACTACAACTCTGCTGTGCAGGTAGACGGCTCCTCAGTGACTCCAAAGTGGCAAGGTGGAACTGCCCCGACATCTGGCAATGCAAGCTCAATTGATAGCTACACCTATGTAATTATCAAAACAGGAAGCGCCGCATTCACCGTGCTGGCTTCTGTAACCAAGTTCGCATAAGGACACGCAGATGCCTCGTTTATCCAAAATTGGAGCCGCCGCACTTGCTGCCTTTGGGTGGACAGGACTGCAATCGGTTACTGTTACCTACCTTGTGGTTGCAGGTGGAGGTGGTGGCGGTAGAACACGGGCAGGTGGTGGTGGTGCTGGCGGTTTTAGAACAAGCACATTATCTTTAAGCCCAACTTTGTCCTATACGGTAACTGTTGGTGCTGGTGGTGCTGGTTCAACATCTAGTTCAGCTAGAGGTACAAATGGTAGTGATTCTGTTTTTTCTACTATTACCTCTACTGGCGGCGGCGGGGGCGGGTCAGCAGGAGGCACATCAGCCGCAACTTTGACAGGTGCAACTGGCGGCTCTGGTGGTGGTGGTGCAACTGATTCGGTTACTGGCGGCACTGGTGGTGCTGGTGGTGCAGGAAACACGCCATCCACAAGTCCAAGCCAAGGTAGCAACGGCGGCGCTTCAACAACAACAAACGCATATGGTGGCGGTGGCGGTGGCGGTGCTGGTGGAGTTGGTGCAACTGGATTAACAAGTGGTGGTGCGGCAGGTGGTGTAGGAACTGCAAGTAGCATTAGCGGTACATCTACTTTTTATGCTGGTGGTGGTGCTAGTGGTTCTATTGGGGGTACTGCTGGTGTTGGTGGCAATGGTGGCGGTGGCTCAGGTGGTACAACTGGCGCAGGTGGCAATGGCACTGCCAACCTTGGTGGCGGTGGTGGCGGTGATGGTGCTAATCCCGGCTCTAGTGGCGGTACTGGTGGCTCTGGTGTTGTCATCGTTTCATACACAAGCGCAACCCAATTATTTGGTGGTGGAACTGTTACCCAATCAGGCGGTAACTTCATTCA